CTACAAGGACACCAAGATCACCAATGTCGTTTCAAACGCTCGCTTACAACTGATCTACAACACGAATCTGGAGCAAGCGTCAACCTTCGCTCAATGGCAGGGAAGAATGCGCAACGAGGACTGGCTCAATCTCAATCCAGCGGCTCGCTTCGTCCGACGCCCGGGAGCGCGCATCAAGCGGCAGCGCCATGTCGAAGCCGAGGGTGACGTGAGACGCTGGGACGACTTCGCCTATTGGCAGTTCCAGAACGCAGCAGACATCGGCGGCTTCGACGTGCCATGGGGACCATTCGGCTTCAATTCCTACATGGTGCAGGAGCCGGTCAAACGTGCCGAAGCCGAGCGCCGAAAGCTGGTCAGAAAAGGCGAACGGGTCAAAGCTCCGAGCGTCGCGCAATTCGGCGTTGACCTTGGGAAACAGTTCAACGCTGGCGTCGATGCAAACATCGATGACCTCACGCCCGAACTGGCAGATGAGGCACGGAAAACGATCACTGACAGGCTCGGACCGCAAGCACTCGGCAGAGACGGAAAACCCACACTCGACGCGCTCAAACAGGCACTGAGCGGTAATTACAAGCCGATTCAAGCACCAATTCCAGTATCAGAGCCTTTGCCAGCTCCAGCACGTAAGGCAGCGAGAAAAAGGGCAACTCCAAAGACTGAAACAAAGACAGAAACAAAGGCAGTAAAAACCACTCCAGCAGGGTCTAAAGTATCGAGCAAAGTCGAATTCAATATGATCATTGGGGACAGGGAAACAGTGATTCGAAAATGGGAAAACGTCACAAAGACAATCGATGAAATACATGGAGACGGTCCACTGCCAATTTCAAAAATCACTCACATAGAAAAAAGAGGATCCACAAATGGAGAATACGCTCCATGGAATGATAATATTACAACTTACAAGGAGGCATCGATCCCGCTTACATTGACTCATGAAATGGGGCATTGGATGGACAATAGAGGATTTAGGGGAATACCTGAAGCGGTCGCACCAATGAGGAGCAAAAGATCATACGCTTCATCATCTCCGCTATTCAAGAAATTCATAAAGCTAGCGAAAAACAGCAACAAGATCAAAGATATTGATTCTTCATTCTTGATCAAGCGATCAAAGTCATACTTAAAGTCGAATCATGAGATATTTGCGAGAGCATACGCGCAATATATCGCCACAAAGTCAAAAAACCCTGAAATGATTGCAGTTTTAAGAAGCAGACAGGGAAAACCAGAAAATGGCAAGGACTATCCAGTTCAATGGGACGATGACGACTTTATCCCGCTATACAACGAAATCGAAAACATATTCATAAAAATCGGATGGCTGAAAACTTAAAAATGATCAATAAGATCATCGACGATCTTGCGCTGGGAAAATATGACTCAGTGGATGACGCGGTAGATGATTTAATCTCTTACGGCGTTGATCCAGTGCTGGCGCTCAACAGCGTTCTTGCTATGGATACGATCGACGTTGTTCCATAGATCAAAGAGGCAACATAACCAATTTTAACGACACATGAAAACACGTCAAGATCAAAAAAATGAACCCTCGCAAGATCAAGGGAAGAAAGTTCGCGGCCGTCCAACTTTGGCCAATGACGAGCGCAAAAACAAGATCCTCGACGCAATCTCGAAAGGCACGCCATTGACGGTCATCTGTCGCGAAATTGGCATTGCAGACTCGACGGTTCGCGATTGGATGGGCAATGACGAAATCTTTTCACGCGACATCGCGAGCGCGAGAATACTTGGTTTTGACGCGATAGCAATGGATGCGCTCAGGATCGCCGACACGCCATTGGAGGGAATCGAGCATACCGATACACCAGACGGTCCGAGGATCAAGCGTGCCGACATGCTGGGGCATCGCAAGCTACAAGTTGAGACGCGTCTCAAGCTGCTCGCCAAGTGGGACCCGAAACGATACGGCGACATGGTTCGCCAAGAGATCAGCGGTCCAGACGGCACGCCGATTGCTCAAGCGACCGTTTCACTTTCACCTGAGCAAGAAGGAAGTCTCAAGGATCTTGTCGAACTAGCGAGAGGCAAAGCGAAAAAATGACCCCGACCGAGTTCTGCGTCCGAGTTCTCGGCATCGTGCCATACCTCTGGCAGTGCGAAGCCATGGAGTCGGTCGCGATGGAACAGCCGACCAGCGTGGTCGCTGCGAACGGGAGCGGCAAGACTGCACGACTGGTGGCACCGCTTGTGCTGTGGTTCCTGCATGAGTTCCCGCGCGGTCAGTGCATCTTCACCAGCGGCTCATGGATGCAGATCGAGAAGCAGCTTTGGGGCGCAGTCAAGGTCTATCAGCATCGATTCCCACATTGGCGCTTCATGAGTGAGGAGCTGCGCACGCCCGAGGGTGGCTACGCGTTCGGATTCTCGACCGACAACCCGGGGAGAGCGGAAGGTCATCACCCGAAGATCGGAGGAGACGTGGATCCAGTATTCCTCATCATCGACGAAGCCAAGACGGTTCCCGACTCGATCTTCGAAGCGTTCGACCGATGCACACGGAAAATGGAGCTTTGGGTCTCGTCACCTGGAGCGCCGCGCGGTCAGTTCTACGACTCATTCCACAAGAACTCATCGCTCTACAAAACGATCCGCGTGCCATCGACCGACTGCGCTCACATCAGCGCGGAAAAGCGGGAACTGGACCGAATCAAATACGGCGAATCTCATCCGCTCTACCGCTCAAAGCACCTCGCCGAGTTCACCGAGGACTTCGACCGCTTGGTTCTCGCTCCCGATCTGCTGCGCAATGCACTGGACGCACAGCCGAAGCCAAACGCTCACGGTGAGATCGTAGCATTCTGCGACTTCGCAGCAGGACGGGATGAAAACGTTCTAGCAATTCGCCGAGGGAATCACGCTCGCATCGTCCGAGCATGGCAGGAACGGGACACAGTGCAGGCAGCACGCGAATTCATACAGATGTTTCAAGCAGAAGGACTCACCGCTGGTCAGATTTGGGGAGACGCTGACGGACTCGGTACCGGCTTCTGCGACCAGTTCGCGGAGATGGGCTGGCACATCAACCGCTTCCACGGAGGCAAACCAGCGAGTGAGAAGGACGAATATGCGAACCTCATCGCGCAGGTCTGGCACGTTGCCAGTCGCGAGATCGAGCGTGGACGAATTCACGTCGGCGAACTTGATCCGATGACATTCTCTCAGATCACCACACGGAAAAGTGAGTGGAATGAGACAGGCAAGCTCCGCGTCGAATCGAAGGAGAAGATGGCCGCCAAAAGCATGAAGTCACCAGACCGAGCAGACGCATTGCTTGCTTGCATCGCACTGGGTAGCAGGATCACCGGAGCCATGACAGGGGCGGCATCGGTTACCACATCGCGGAACACTTTCGCCAGCCGAACAGTCCGAGGTTTTAACGCTCTGTGATTTTACGCTTGCCATGGGCTGCATTGCATGCTATTGCGATGCTCACCATGACCGCAGACGAAAGAAAAGGCATCGTTGCTCCATTGCCAGCGTCCTATCGCACGCAAGACTACGACCTCGCCAACGTGACTCCAGAGCAAGTGCGCAGCATTCTCCGCAACGTGCGCACCGGCAGGCTGGAGGATCAGGATCGACTCTTTCGAATGATGGTCGATTCTTGGTCGCGTCTGCGTAAGTGCATCAATGAGATCGCTGGTAACGTCACGTCATTGCAGATCGAGATCAAGCCAGGTATTCGCGAAGGCGCCGAGGAGCCAACACCGCAGGCATTGCAGATCCACGAGACAGTCGAACGAGCGCTTGAATCTTACGCACCACGTCCGAGCCATTGGGAGCTTGACACGAAGGGCATGATGCGTGCGCTCATCGACGCCTATGCCAAAGGGATCAGCGTGGTCGAGATCATCTGGCACACCGAGAACGGCATCGTCTCACCGCGCTGCTACGCTCCAGTTCCTGCGAAATACCTCGCCTATCCATCGGCATCGAACGAGATCGACAGGCTCATGATGGCACCGAACGGCGTCAACTATGACACGCTTATCGACTTTCCACCCGACAAGTTCCTCATCGCAATCTGGCAGCAAGGCGGCTGTCACCCGATCCATTCTGCCAACCTTCGCGCTCTCACAAAGTTCTGGCTCGGTGCGATATATGGTCTCGGCTGGTTCATGCAATACGCGCAGCTCTACTCGATCCCATGGCGACACGCTGAGACGGACGGCAGTGACGAGGCAATGATGAAGGCGCAGGAGATGCTGGAGAACATCGGCACCAGCGGCTACGCGGTCACGGGACCCGGGGTAAAGTTCTCGATCATGGACGGCATCAAGGGCGGCGAATCGCTACCACAGGTCGCGCTCATGAACGAGTCGGACAAAGCGTGCGACATTCTCATGCTCGGTCAGACGTTGACTACAGACGTGGGCAGCAGCGGAAGCCGAGCGCTTGGCGACGTGCATGCCACAGTCAGAGGCGACATTCTACAAGCGGTCGCAACATGGATCGGGCAGGTCGTCACGACTCAGTTGATTCCATCAATCGTTCGTATGAATTACGGCGCAGGCATTGCCAGCGAGGACATGCCTTACGCTGAGATCGTGATTCCGAAGCCGAAGGATGAGAAGGCGATCGCCGAGCGCATCAAGATCGTGACCAAGGACATCGGTCTGCCGGTATCGAACAAATGGATCTACAACGAACTCGGAGTCGCAGAACCGCAAGAGGGCGAGGCACTATTCGGCGAGGTCGAAGATCCGCTCCCATTGCTGCCAGAGATCACCGAGGCGGCTCGTGCTGACATCGATTTCAGACCGACTGAGGACATGGCGAAGGCAGCGCAGGACGCGCTTGAGATTCGCCGACAGAAGCCAGCATCGCAGCGCGGTATGACCTCAGTCGGCATCGCACGGGCAAGGGACATCTCCAATCGTTCCGAGCTATCAGCAGAGACGGTCAAGCGCATGGTTTCATTCTTCGCTCGCCATGAGATCGACAAGAAGGGCGAGACATGGGGCGACAAAGGCAAAGGCTGGCAGGCATGGCATGGCTGGGGCGGCGACGCTGGCAGAGAGTGGGCAAACGCAAAGCTCAAACAGATCGAGAATGACAAATGAGCAGATGCGTGAGGTCGCGGGGCAATGGCTCTCGCCGGTCGATCAGATCTTCGCCGACCTGATCGATAAAAGCTATCACATGACCGACGGCGCATTTCAGATCGAGGTGCAGCAAGTCATCGATCGCATTCCGCAGTTGTTTTTCCTGCTCGACAAACGAGCGCTTGAAACGTCACTAGAAAACGAGATTGGCGCGGCAATCGTCAAATCACTAGAGCGCGAACTATGAAGATCACCATCACAGCCACAGGACTCGACCCAGTGAAGGCATCGATGATCCGCTTGCAATCGGCATCGGTGCGCAAGGTCGCGGTTCTCACCGGCGCTCAGGATGCTCTGGAAGTCGTCGAGAAATACTACAACTCGAACGGATCGCGGCTTTGGGAAAATCCATCGCTTCCGACTCATGGTCCGGGACGAAAAAAAACTCAATGGTGGCGCAAAGTCTCAGGCAGTTGGTCGATCATGGGCGCGAGCGGATCAGGCGTGACGCTGCGCAGCAAAGGTGCCATCGGATTCTCGCACAAAGTCACCGGCGGGACGATCACTGCGCGACGTGCAAAGTTCCTCACGATCCCGATCGTGCCAGAGGCGCACGGGCTAACAGCTCGGACGTATAGCAAAACCATCGCCCCTCTATTCGCGGTCAAGGGCGTGCTGGCACAGGCAGATGAAAACTCTCCGACCGGTATCAAGCCGGTATTCGTGCTGAAGAAATCCATCACGCAGAAGCCATGGAAGAACGCGCTTCCACCTGAGCAATCATACATTAACGCATTCGCGAACGGAGCGCTTCAAAGCATCATTGCACAGGTCGAAGGCACTACTTAATAAAAAGTAATTACAAGCCAGATTCGAGTGGTAATCTTCTATTCGAAATGGCGAACGAAATCATCAGTGCATCTTTTCAAACCGAAGTGGAAGCTTTGGCTGAGAGCATTGTATATCTCCCTGAAGGCGAGCATGAAATTCATGCCACCGTCAATGGCAAGGCTGCCAAGCGCAAGGTCACGGTCGATGAGTCGATCCTAGCTGCATTCGCAAGCGACCTGCAAGCTCGCCAATCTCGCAACGTGCGACCATTCGCTGGCTTCGACCACAAAGCCGGTCCCGCATCATTCATCCCGAAAGAATTCCGATACGAATCAGGCGTCGGTCTGGTTCTCGAAATCGAGTGGACGCAGGCAGGCAAGAGCGCCGTCGAAGGCAAGGACTACTCCTACTTCTCACCAAACTTTCTACTCGCCAACGGCACACCAGCAGGTCTGCCGACACACGGTGAAATCGGTTCGCTCGTTAACGAGCCGGCATTCGAGGCGATGGAAAAGATCGCCGCATCATACAACGAAACCAATATGGACATCAAACCACTAATCGAACTCGGTCTTGTTGCCGAGGATGTTGACCCGGAGAAAGCAATGGAAATTGCCAAGCTCGAAATCGAAGCCATGAAAAGCAAGATCGCTGAGATCGAGGCTGGCTACATGACGAAAGAAGCCGACGCAGTGCAAGCTGCTGCCAACCACGCCAACGAACTGGAGACAGTCACCGCATCGCGTGACGCTCTCGCCAGCGAAGTGGAAACGCTCAAAGCATCACTTGCCGAGATCGAGGACAAAGCTGCTGACTCGGTCATCGACGAGGCTGTCAAAGCCGGTCGCATCGCTCCGCAAGATGAAAAAGCCAAGTCATTCTGGAAGGCTCAAATCAAAGCCGACAAGAACTCTGTGGAAATTCTCAATGCCATCCCATCCAAGCCAGTGAACGGCGAAACCGTTCTCGCCGGTAA